GCTAACTCTAAAATTTGAGGACGCTGGAAACCGTAAAGATAGTCTGAGAACATAGATGTCCCAATACCCCCTGCTCCACCAATACCTAACCCTCCTGCTCCTGAGCCTCTACCTGTCCCATCTCCTGAGCCATCACCGTCACCAGTGCCTTCTCCTGTACCAGTGCCTTCTCCTGTGCCTTCGCCTTCTCCTGCACCTTCAGCGTCACCAGTATCACCAGCGCCTCCACCGGCAGTAGTGCCNTCTCCAGCANNGTCATCACCGCCTTCTTGACCAGAAGCAACAACACCGTCAGTGCCACTGCCGTCATCCGCACCACCACTAGCACCACCTTCAGCACCAGTACCTTCAGCACCTCCAGTGCTTATAGGGTCTTCAACGCCTCCTGTTGATCCTCCACCTGTTGTAACAGGAGCAGTAGTAGTATCAGCAGTAGTATCTTCAAGGATACTTGTAGGCTCTGTAGTAGTTGTCTGCGTTTCTTCTGTAACAGGAGCAGTAGTAGCTACTGGAGTTATTGGGGATGTCTGTGTAACAGTAGAAGCAGCGGTAGCAGCGGGGGCTATAACATCTGAAAATAAACTTGATGTAACTGCTCCCGGCGCAGTGTAGTCAATAGTGGGAGTTACACTTACTGAGCCAGAAGTAGTTGTTGTAGCGCCTCCTGCTAAACCAGCGCCTCCTGCTGCTCCACCGCCCCCTCCGTCTGGCTGCTCTGAAGGTAAGAAAGACTCTCTAGTAGGCTGCGTTTCTGTTACTGGAGTGTCTTCTAGTTTACTTACATCAACTATAGTTTCTGTTTGTGATGAAGGAGGTCTGGTGTAATCCTCCATTGTTGTTTCCATAATAAAGTCTGGAATATTACCAACACCACCAGCTAGGCTTACTATTTCATCAGGAATGCCTAGTAAAGTTCTTGGGGCACCTCCGTAAGAAAACACCTGCCTATAAGCTCTTTCTCCTCCATGTTTAAGCAGTTGCTGACCGTACTGAGCAGGAGTTAAATTTTCAAAAGCAGCGTCAGTGCCTACATCATCTATAATTTTTTCAATAGTGTTACTTAAATATTGAGTATCTGTTAAAGCAGAAGCAACAGTTTCAGGAGTTAACCCAGCAATGTCTACACCTGCAAATGCAGAAGGATCTCCTGCTATATCTATGACACTAGTAGGGTTAGCTACAGCAGCTTCCGCAACATCAGCAGGAACTATCTCTGGTAACTCAACACTCAGTTCTGGACTAACAGTCTGTAGAGTTTCTTCAGCTACGTTCTCTACACCTTGCTTAACTTTATCAATTGCACCTTTAAGTAAAGTAGTACCGCCAGCCATTAACACAGAGTTAAGAATAGCGTCTTGATCTCCACCATACGCAGCCGTAGTAAATCCTGATACAGCGGCGCTTGTTGCTGCGGCTGCGGCACCTGTAAGTCCCATAGTGGCTCCCGCACCACCTGTAAGAATACTTACGCCAATCTGCGTAACTGCTTTTATAGCGTTCTTTAGATCATTGTCTTTTACTTCTAGTGTTCTAATCTCACCAAAAGTAAATGGGTCATATAGGTAAATAGACCCATCTTCAGTAGCTCTGAAAGGCTTAACATCGTACTCGTTGTACAGTGCTTGAATCTCAGGGTTCTGTAGATACGCCTGCTCAACAGCGTCTTTGTAGTCTAACTGTTCCTGTGTCTGCAAACGTGCCATCTCTGGAGCCATCAGAGGCTCAAGGCGAGCTTGGAACTCTTTGATCTGATCTAAAGAACTTGACGTGTGTGCAGAAAGATTACCTTGGAATTCACCTAACTCTCTAGGAGCATAGTCAGGAGCAGTAAAAGCATCAACAGTTGGTTTGGCTACTGCTACAGCACCGCCTTCTGCATAGTCTGTGTCTACAATACCTTGGGCTGCTAAAGTTTCGTTAAGTGCTTGGTCGTAGCTTTCACCCACTGTATCTATATCAGATACTGTAGTTCCTTGACGTAGTGCATCATAGTAACCAGACAAGTCAGCAGTTTGCCCTACAGATTGTACAGGTTGTTGTGCTGCTTTAGCAGCTACTTCAGCAGCAATCTCTGCCTTACGTATATCTAGTGGACTAGGAGCAGAAGTAGTGTCCTGTAAAAGAGGAGACAAGCTAGACAAGTCTAAACTAAAGTCACCTAGACCCGACAAGTCAACATCTAAATTACTAAAATCAAGATTTAGAGACATCAGCTACTTATTTCCTAGTCTTTTCAAATGAACGCATTGCACCTAAACCTAACATACCCATAAGGACAGGCATCATAGTTTCTAGTGGTACTAGAGGTATAACAATGTCTACTTCTGCTAGAGCCAATACAAAGTTAGAAAACGGAATTGTGATAAAGTTACCNAACATGCCTAATCCACATGTCCAGCCAATGAAGGGTCGCCATCCAGAAACAAATAAACTAGAGTGTCCTGCCTCTACTTTGTTTACTTCTAGCTGACCTTTAGCTAACTCTTGAGCATGACGCTCAGACATGGTAGCAATCTCATGAGCCAAAGCATTCTTCTGGTCTTTGTCCTCAATAAACTTATCAAGTAACCCTGTTACTGGGCCAACCAAACTAGCTACTATGCTCATACTTAGCTACCTCAATAAAACTAGGGGCCACCGTAGCAGCCCCCAGTTAGATGGTTATTACTTAGGAACAACCAAAGTTACACCTGACTCAGGACGAAGTACGTTTACACCGTACAGAGTATCTGAAGTAAACAGGTTAGCCAAGAACTCTTGCTTGTACTGAGTCTGTGAGCGAACTCCCAGTTGTTCAGCCATTACAATTGCATCCTTCTGGAGCAGCAAGGCACCCAGAGAGTCTACAGTTGAAGCAGAGTTAGCAGCAGCAGTTTCAACAACAGGGCAGTTGGTGCTAACAAATACGTCAATGCCGTACAGTTGACCAATCTGACCATTAGTAACTTGACCGTTGTTTACGAAGTCAGAGCTAACGTAACGATCAATACCCATGATGGTGTTGCGTACTGAAGGAGGAATGATGAAGCAACGGTTTTCCATAGGAACATCAGCATCGTCCAGCTTCTGGATTAAACCACGGAAACCAGCGTCAGTGAATACGTCAGCAGGAACAACCGTGTCAGCCGTGTAAACAGACAAGCCGTTACTAGCGTCTACAAAGAACGTGCCACCATTGTTCAGGTAAGTTGTAGAAGACGTACCAGCAGAACCAAGGCCAGTAGCCAAGCTGTGCAGGTCAGTGTCAACTTGCTTCGCCAAAGCGTAGCCAGCATCTTCCGTGTAGAACTGACGCAGTGAGCTAAGAGCCTGTACGTCCGTAATGTCTTCAATCAGACGTGAGTACTCAAAGTGCTTGTCAATAGAGATTTGCACTTCGCCTTCCGTAGCGTTCTGAACCGTTACAGCAGTGTTCTCAGCTTTAGCGTGAGCGTCACCACGGACAGGCTTAGGCACATGGATGGTATCACCCTTCTTGCCAGCCATAGACATCTTCTTGACAAGGTTTGCCAATACGAGGTTCTTCTGGTAGGCTGCAACAATCTCGTCACTCCAGATTTCTGGAATAAAAGTAGCTGCGCTAGTGTTGTCAACGAACCCGCCAGTTGCGGGATATGTGGAATCAGTCATAATAAATATCTCCTAAGATATACTATCTGACCCGTTTTTCTGCATATGCCTTCATGATCTCTGGTTGTAGAGCAGCATAGCGATCAGGGTCGTTTCTCATAAGGTTAATAATGTCTGCGCGTCTATAGATCTTCTTAGGTGCTGATTCAGTACTACCACTGGCATTACCAGTAGAAGCTGCCTTAACTGCTTGCTTACGGGATTGCTCCTCTACAGCGGCAGTCTGCTGTACAATGTTCTGTCGCTCTTTCCACAAGCTAAATAGCTCATCAGCGGATTCACTATCGTACTGCTGGTCTGCTGCTACAAACAGTCTAGTCCTAACATTGGATGCTTTAATCCATTCAGCAAAGTTAGCATCTTGCAAGATCTGTTGCATATCAGGGTGCTTACGTTGTAGCTCTGATAGCGCAGTGCTTGCCTTATACTGCTTTGTGACTTCTTCAGCTTCCTTAATCTTAGGATGGTTCTGAATAGCCCTATCTACAGCCTTATCAGGGTCTGTAAACCAATCTACTTCTTCGTCTTGTTGGGGTGCTTCTTTAGTATCTTCTGTGAGTTGTGTCTGGATATACGTATCAACAACCTTACGTAGCTCACCTACTTCAGAACTCTGTCGGCCCAATAGCTTCTCAGCTTCTTGGTGCATCTGTACAAGTTCTTCAGCAGACTTACCTCTGTACTTGTCGGGGATCTCAGGTTCCTGTGGTTCAGGAGTTTCCTGTTGTTCCTCTACTTGTGCAAACATATCTAGTTGTTGTTCGTCTTCTTGGTTATCCTGTTGACGCTCAGGTTCAATAATCTTAGCCATTATTAACTCCGTACCTTAGTATTGTGGAGATGTTTAGTATGAAGGTTCTCTTACGAGGTTTGCCTTCGTTCATGTGCCATGTGCTGCTCCCGGCGCTTAACCCACCTGTCATGTGCATCAGGGAAGTCTCCACTAATGCCTTCAAGGTTAGATCTCACTGGGGAGATAACACGTTTAGCGTCCAATCCACAACTGCACCTAGAAGTTGTAACATCAGACTTAACTAAATCTTCAAACAGTTTGCCACAAGGACATCTAAAATCAAACAATCTCATCGACAGGTTCTTCTGTTTCTGCTTCAGAGTGAGAGTTTTCAATCTGTGTTTCAAGATTTAATATAGTTGCTAGGATAGCTAATTGACCCTTACGAAAGTTCAGGTTATCGTTATCCGTAGTCATTTCTACTGAGTTGATCTGTCCAACATTACTTTGTAGGTCAGAGATTAACTGTTTCCAGCCTTCTGATCTAAACATAGCAAAGTAGTTGTTGAAATATGTTTCTAACTCTTGAGTCATAGTATTTTACCTTTGTTAAAGAATACTGAATGTACGATAAGTACCTATATATTATATCATACTTTTTCGTGTTTGTCAAGTGTTATTTTACTAAATATCCAATTAAAATTGCTAGGGTCATAGGTATCAGAAATACCAATACTGCTATCACAGAACCTAATTCTCTAACGTCCTTCCAAAATTTCTTCTTGGCTGCTGCCCTTCTAGTCAGTTCTAATTGTTTAGCCTTCCTAGCTTCAGCCATCGCAGTCATTGCTTCCTTATACAANTCACCGTTACCACTTACGGTAAACAGGTCACGTATCTCCTTCATAGTGTCTTGTATTTGTTTTTTAGCAAGCGCAGCTTTAACAGCATCGCCTTCAGACAGCTTGCCTTCGTTCTGCGCTCTTGCTAACTCAACCTCTGCACCGCCAAGTGTCGATAGAAAACTAGAGATACTTGAGATGTCATTGGTTGTCTCAGCTACACGCTTAATAGCGGATGTTGCAGCGTTAACACCGGCGACAATTGCACTTATCTCTGCTATCATTGTTACTTCTTCTTTTTAGCCATGCGTTTTTTAGCTTTAGCTGCCGCTGCTTTACCTTTAGGGGTATAGCTGTATTTCTTTCCGCCTACCATTGGCATTTTACTTTCTCCTTGATTTAGCGCCAGAACACTTCCAACGCTTACGTGATAAGTTATTGGGTGTGTTAGGGTCATTCTGCTTCTTTTTAGGCAGACGTTTCTTAATAC